TCGCGAGCTGTGCCGTCGATCTGGCCGGCGCCGGCGGCGCGCCACGAGACGTGCGGTTGCTGCCGGCGGGCGAGTTCCGCTCCTGGGATGGTCGCCCGACTGACGTCGCCGCCTGGGTGATGACGGACGAAGACGGCCTGCGGCTGGTGGCGGAAGCGGCGGCGCGGGCGAGCGACCGAGTCATCGACTTCGAGCACGCGACCCTGCGTGCGAAGTCCGGTGGCGATCGGGCGCCGGCTGCCGGCTGGTTCCGGCGGCTCGAGTGGCGTCCCGGCGATGGGCTGTGGGCGGTCGGCGTGCGCTGGACGGCGCAGGCTGCCCGGCACATCGCCGACCAGGAATACCGGTACGTGTCGCCGGTGTTCTCCTACGACAAGGATTCGGGCCGCGTGGAGCGGCTCTTGCACGCCGCACTGACAAACGACCCGGGATTGGACGGGTTGACTGATCTCGCCGCCCTGGCGGCCGAGCTGTTTGCATCACCCACTATCGCACAGGAGTCTGCAATGCCTGCCATCCTCAAGAACTTGCTGGCCGCTCTCGGCCTGCAGGAGACCGCTACCGAAGCCGAGGCGCTGTCGGCGGTCGAAGCCCTGAAAACCAACGTCGCCATGCTGAGCGCGCAGGTCGCGGCGCCCGATCCCTCGAAGTACGCCCCCCTGGCGGCGCTCTCGGCGTTGCAGACCGAGAACGCCCAGGTGAAGGGCCAACTGGCAGCGCTCACCGGCGAGATCGCCGCGGCAAAGGTGGCGAAGCAGGTTGCCGATGCCCTGGCCGCAGGCAAGCTGACGCCGGCGATGGAAGACTGGGCCAAGACCCTCGGGGCAGCCAACCCGACCGCGCTGAGCGCTTTTCTCGATGCCGCTCCGGTCGTCGTCGATCTGGGCGCCAAGCAGAGTGACGGCAAGCAGCCCGCTGGCACTGGCGGCCAGGCTCTGAGCGCGGCGGAGCTGGCGGTCTGCCGGTCGATGGCTCTCGCGCCGGAGGACTTCGCCAAGACACGCCAGGCAGCCGCCTGACCGGCCTGAACCATTCCATTTCCCAGGAGACCTGAATGTCCGCGCTCACCGCCGACCGCAATACTCCCAGTCGTGACAATGTCGATTTCTCCCTGCCGGTTGCTGCGTCCACGAAGCTGTGGGCGGGCAGCATTGCCTGCCTCAACGCTTCCGGCTTCCTGACCAAGGGCGCCGTCTCCACGACGCTGAAGACGGTCGGTGTCGTGCAGGAGACCGTCGACAACACCCTTGGCGGAAACGGCGCGGTCGCCGGCAAGGTGCGCCGCGGCTGCTGGAAGTTCGGCAACTCGTCGGCGGGGGATCTGATCGCCGCCGCCGACTGGGGCGCGCAGTGCTTCATCGTCGATGACCAGACCGTGGCCAAGACGAACGGCGGCTCGACACGCTCGGTAGCCGGCATCATTCGCCATGTCGAAGCCGACGGCGTGTGGGTCGAGTTCTGACCGCAAGATCCATCACTCACCAAGGAGTTTCCTATGCGCCATCTCTTTTCGTTCCGGTACGCCGCCATTGGCCTGGCGGTCCTGCTGGCCTTCGCGTGGTCCCTCGCCTTTCTCGTCGGATCGGCGGCGCCGATGGATCCCGGTGATCCGTGGCTGTTCGGCGCCGCCGGAATCATCGTCAACCGCGACAGCCTCAACGCGATGTACAACGGGTTCAAGACCGCCTACAACAACGCCTTTGCCGGCGTGCAGCCGATGTGGAGCAAGGTGGCAACGCTGGTGCCGTCGTCCGCCAAGGTGGAGAACTACGGCTGGCTGGGGCAGTTTCCCAAGTTGCGCGAGTGGGTTGGCGATCGCCAGGTGAAAGGCATCGCCGCGTCGAGCTACCAGATTGCCAACAAGAAGTTCGAGGCGTCGATCGGCGTCCCGCGGGATGATGTCGAGGACGATACCTACGGGGTGCTGACGCCGCTGTTCTCCTCGATGGGCCAGTCGGCAGCAGTGCACCCCGACGAGCTGGTGTTCGCGCTGCTGGCGGCCGGCTTCAGCACGACCTGCTTCGATGGCCAGTATTTCTTCGACTCGGATCATCCAGTCGGTGCCGGGGTCGTCAGCAATACGGGCGGCGGGGCGGGCAGCGCCTGGTATCTGCTGGATACCTCGCGGCCGCTGCGCCCGATCATTTTCCAGAAGCGCCGGGAGTACGCGCTGACCGCGCTGGTCGACGCCAATGATGAGGGCGTCTGGATGCGCGACGAATACCGTTACGGTGTCGATGCGCGTGTCAATGTCGGGTACGGCTTCTGGCAGATGGCCTACGGCAGCAAGCAAACGCTGGACGCGACCAGCTTCAATGCAGCGGTCGCGGCGATGATGGCGTTCGCCAGCGACGATGGCCGGCCGCTCGGCATCAGCCCGAACCTGCTGGTGGTGGCGCCCGGCAACCGTGCCGCCGGAAAGGCGTTGGTCGAGGCCGAGACGCTGGCAAGCGGGGCGAGCAACACGAACTTCAAGGCGGTCGAGCTGTACGTCTGCCCCTGGCTGACCTGATAGCAACCAATTCTCTGTGGACGGTAGTGGCGATTGCTCCCCGCCCCGCGAAGAAAGATTGTGCGGGTCGGGCAGGGCACATGGCGTCATTGACGACGAAATAGGAGGCATCATGAAAGCAGGCGTTACACAACAAGACCCAGAAGCCCAGGCCGCTACGCCGCCTCGCGCCCAGGCCAGAACGCACCGCGTCAGCGCCGTGCCTGGAAACGGCTTCTGGAGAGCCGGCAGGCACTGGACTCGCGCCGGTACCGAGATCGACATCGGCGATTTCACCGAAGATGAGTGGGCGGCTCTGACGTCCGAGCCGATGCTGGTCGTCGTCGCACTTTGATCCGTAGGCGGCGGGAGGTACTGTGACTATAGGCAGCTGGAACGAAGCACAACTGGCCGTCATCGACGCTCGCCTGGTGGTCAACCCGGATGGCAAGCGGATAGGGTTTGTCGGGCCGGATGGGCAGATTTCTTTACTCGGTCTGCTCATCTACGAGCCTATGTCCGGCGGCAATGCCGGGGTCTTCGTCATGTCTCCGTACGATCTTGTAGACCCGAACTTGAGCAACGCCCTGGTGCTGACGACATCCTCTGCGCCGTATGCGAGTAAAGCCGGCGCCGCTGCGAAACCGCTTGGCGTCGCCGGAACGAACAGCGATCCAGCGGCTACCGCAGATGCGACGAAGGGGACGCCGTGGATCGCCGATCCAGACTATGTGGCCGGCATGGCTGGTGTGAATACCATCGTCGGCGGTTACGACCATGTCTGCAACCAGCTCGCAGGTAGCATCGTCGGCGGCGGTCACAACTACATTCAATATCACGTCAACGGCCACAGTTCGATCTTTGGGGGCGCAAACAACCGGATTGATTGCGGCCGATCCACCATCCTGGGCGGATCGTCATGCACGGTGAACGGTGGCGCGAACGTGGCCACGATCGTCGGCGGGGAATACAACACCTGCCAAGGGTCACGCTCCGCCATAATCGGCGGGCTGAACAATACGATTGTTGCGACGGCAGCCTATTCAGGGGTCGTCGCGGGCCGTAGCAACACCATTGCATCCGGCGTCGACTACGGTGCCGTCATCAGCGGGCAAGGGAACACTGTCGCCCATGACTATGCGGTGGTCCTTGGGCAAGATGGCGTGAGCCTGGGCGTAGGGACGTTGACGCTTGCGCGCACGAAACTCTCTGTGGCTGGTGATGCGCAAACAGTCATCCACGAATACGCCTGGAGGACCACAAACGCGACGATCGCCAACATGACCCAATTTGTGCAGATTGATGTCACGGCAAAAGCCGCTCTGGCCATTCGTGCGCAAATGGTTGCCATTGACGAAGCCTCCGGCGCATGCGCCATCTATTCATGGGATGGCGGCATGATCTGGGACGGCGCGGCAATAGCAACATTTTACGATATCGCAGGATCCGGGGCGAACCGGAACTTCGTGCAGGTCGTGGACAATATCGGTGTCGCAGCTTTGCCGCAATGGTCAGGCACGACGGGCGCCGTGAGGCCGCGAGTGACAGGCAAAGCAGCGACTAATATCAAATGGTCGTGCACTGCCGTCATTACGGCGACGAGACTGTGACCTACGCCACCCAATCCGACCTGATCGCCCGCTTCAGCGAGCAGGAACTGGCCGAGCAGACTGACCGGGTGAACGGCGCCGTGGTGGATGCCGCGGTCGTCGCCCGGGCGCTGCTGTACGCCAGCGCGGCGATCGACGGCTACCTGGCCGCGCGCTATGTGCTGCCGCTGCCGTCGCCGGTTCCGGATCTGCTGATCGGGTTGTGCTGCGACCTGGCGCGCTACGACCTGTACACGGACGCTGCGCCGGAGCAGGTGCGGGATCGCTACAAGGATGCACTGGCTCGCCTTCGGGACATTGCGACGGGGGCGCTGCGGCTCGATGCGGCAACGCCGTCGGCGGGTTCGTCCGGGCTGGTCGAAGTGGTCTCCAGCGAGCGGCTGTTCTCGCGAGGCGCGCGCTGATGCTGGAGCTGGAGCAGCCGCTGATCGCCGAGATCGCCAAGATCCCGGAGCTGGTCAAAGTGTATGGTATGGCGGACTTCGAGGACTTGACGAAGGCCGGCAAGCCGACTCCATGTGCGTTCGTGATCTACGATGGGTACCGGGTGATCGAAGCGCATCGGCAGCGCCGGCAGGCGCGGGTGGAAACCCGCTGGCTGGTGGTGCTGGCGGTGAAGAGCGCAGCGCGCGCGGCGGAGGGCGGTGCGGCCCGGCTGGCAG